CCACTACAACAGCGGCGACTACAACAGCGGCAACCGCAACAGCGGCCACTACAACAGCGGCGACCGCAACAGCGGCAACCGCAACAGCGGCCACTACAACAGCGGCGACCGCAACAGCGGCAACCGCAACAGCGGCGACTACAACAGCGGCAACCGCAACAGCGGCAACTGCAACAGCGGCGACTACAACAGCGGCAACCGCAACAGCGGCCACTACAACAGCGGCAACCGCAACAGCGGCAACTGCAACAGCGGCCATGGATATCACTCACTATTCGGAGAACAAACGCGGTATTTTATTTTCGATGTGGAATGCAGCGAGCATTCTTATGCTTGCGCATCTGATATTCCACTATACCAGTGGTTTGATGCGAACAAAAAAGATACGTGGCTGGATTGCCCAGAGGATCATCTGCGCCGCTTTGCGAGCATTCCAGAGTTCCAAACTGAGCATGCGCTGAGGCAGTTTGAGCGGATGACGGGACGCGATCTACGGCCGTATTGTCCATAGGGGACAGTGAGTTATTAGGAGACGAGTATCACGGCGCTGCTGCGGGGCGTGGAGCAACACAAGCCATGTTGGTGACATCACCGATATGGTGGTTAATGGATATTAACAAGTAATGGAAGACATCAAGAAAACCTGTGGAAACCGTGCACACTATGATCGCACGTCGGTCATGCTAAATTGGAGCCACTGTATAGCCAAAGTCCCCATGTGGGTGTGGGGCGGCGAGGATTCACAACAGCCCTGTAGCAGGGTCTGGAAGAGTACGGAGGCCTCAGATTGCGATCTGTGGGAGATGCACGACGATGTTAGATGAATTTTTCCCGACACCCAATCACATCATCCAGCGCCTGTGGGAGGCCCTGGGCACGCGCAACTGCGTGCTGGAGCCCAGCGCAGGCCACGGGGCGATCGTGGACTGGGCGGTGCAGGATGCGAAGGACAACCGCTACTATCGGCGGTTCGAGCTACCCTCGCGCATCGACGTGATCGAGAGCGACCTGGAGCGGCAGCTGGTCCTGCGGGGCAAGGCCTACAACCTGGTGAGCGACGACTTCCTGGGGTTCGTACCCACGCGGCGATACGACGGGATCATCATGAATCCACCGTTTTCCCACGGGGCGCAGCACTGCCTGCGGGCGTGGGAGATCCTGGCCCCAGGCGGACGGTTGGTCTGCCTGCTGAACGCCGAGACCGTGCGGAACCCGTACACGCGGGAACGCCAGGTGCTGGCGCAAGCGCTTGCGGATCATGGCGAGGTGCGGGAATTGGGGGCTTGCTTTAACGATCGGGAGACCGTGCGCCGTACGGGCGTGGAGGTGGTGATGGTCGTCCTGAACAAGGCGAAGACAGATCCGGAGTTCGGGTTCTTCGACGGCCTGACGGCGGAGGCGATCCTGCCCGACGTGGGCGTGCCCATCAGCGAGGTCCAGGCGATCATGGAGCCCGACACGATCCGCGATTTGGTGGATCAGTACAACCAGGCGCTGGCGGCGTATCGGGACGTGCTGCGGGCGAAGAACCGGGTGGTCTTCTATGGCAAGCCCGTGGCGGGGATCGAGGCGGGGGACGTCCTGAGCACGAGTGCCGATGACACGGCGGCCTACAATGCCTTCATTGACAGGCTGAGCGCCAAGGCCTGGGAGCAGATCTTTACCCAGACGGACATCGCCCGGTTCGTGACGCGGGGCGTGCGGGAGGACTGGGAGGCGTTCCAGGCGCAGAGCCAGCGGGCGGCGTTCACGATCGAGAACATCCAGCGCTTGCTGCAGACGTTGGGATCCAACGTGGGCAACATCCTGGAGGAGGCGTTGCTGCGGTGCTTCGATGCGCTGACCAAGTATGACAAAACGAATCGCGTGCACTGGGAGGGGTGGAAGAGTAACGACACCTGGCGGATCAACAGGCGGATGGTCATCCCCTACATCTTGGATCCGAACTGGGCGCAGTGGGGACCCTCACTGTACTGGGGACCGCATCAGGAGATCGTGGCGGATTTGGACCGGGTGCTGTGCAACCTAACGGGGCAGAAGCAGGAGAAGATCGTGACGGTGATCAACGCGCTACGGGCGGTGTGCGAGACCAAGCAGTGGAATCAGCCGTGCGAGTCGACGTTCTTTGAGATCAAATATCACAAAAAGGGAACCGTGCATTTGATCTGGAAGGACCAGGAGTTGCTCGATCGGTTCAATGCGGCGGCGGCCAAGGGCAAGAACTGGCTACCGGGGGACCGATGAGCAAGCTCACGCCCCCGCAGCAGGTCCAGTGGAAGCGCCTGCGCCAGTCCGGGTGGGAGGTGTATGGCGTGGATCCGCAGGCTAACCGCACGGGGTTCGTGATGATCGTGGGGGAGCGCTGGGAATTTTGTACCCTGATGGAGGATGGCACGGTGGTGGAAGGCTTGCATCTGTCCCAGCGTCCGCTGCGGGTGGGGCGCAGGCTATGGGACGACGAAGCATCATTTTCGTGCCCCCACGAAGATGATCGGGACGAAGCATGAAGGTAATCATTGCCGGAACGCGGAGTTTCAACGACTTCGACTTGCTCTGCCGGAAGTGCGACCACCTGCTGCAGCGGTACCAGCCCGGGGATCTGACGATCGTGTCCGGTGGGGCGCATGGCGCAGATACCCTTGGTGAGTGGTACGCGCATCAGAGGAAGATTCCGGTGGAAAAGTATCCAGCGGACTGGAAGCAGCACGGGAAGGCGGCGGGGCACATCCGGAACCGACAGATGGCAGAGGTGGCGGATTGTGCGATCGTCTTTTGGGATGGGGAGAGTCGAGGAAGCAAGAATATGATTGAAACGATGAAGCAACTGGGCAAACCGGTTCGGATCGTAAAATACCAGGATCAAGAATTTTAAGCAGGGAGCACGGGGATAACAACGAACAAGGAGTAGTCTTCCGGGTTGGACAATTCGCAAATCTTCTATAACACGTGAACGGCCTGCCGCGCTCCCCGGTGGGCCGTTTGCTTTTGCGCAAGCGCTTGCGATTTTATGGCTGGTAGTTGCAGCGGTTGCGAACATGGTTACATTTGGAAGACCGTCACTCTGTGGTGGAGGACGGCGAACGTTGGCGGAAGCCAAAGAAGGAAACGACGATGGAAATCAATGAAGGTGTGATGTTTGGTATTGAACGAACTTGTGTAGTTTTGAACAAGGAAGTCGATAAGATTACAGAAGAAGTGCAATCATTGGAAGAACGATTGAATCGACTGGGGGTGGGAGATCAGGTGTGGAGTGATCCAGTGGAAATAGATGGAGCGTTGTTTGGGTTGTCATCACCTAATCAAATTGAACAAGCAAAATCCAAGCTTTGGGTTGGATACAGCAGAACTTCAAAGGGATGGGGATTCATAGTTAAAGAATGTGTTTACGGATTTGAAGATGAAAGATCTACCGGCATCCATGAACAGGATCATGAATTTGCGGAATGTTCGAGGAAATCGCGTATCATCGCGTCAAGGTTAATTCCAGATGTACTGAACAAATTGTTGGATAAGCTCGAAGAGTTACGGGGATTCTTTTACAATTTTAAACCATCCGATAATTCCTATTAAGCCCACATTTGGGTTTTAGTTCCTCCTGCGCTATGATGAGGCGTTGGAGGCCCCGTGATCAAGTTCACTATCGGACAGCGTTCCTTTCAGCAGATTCAGAAGTTCATCCGTCAGAAGGACCATCGCCTGCGTCGCGGGGAGGAGCTGTTCCTCCTGGAGGTGGCAACCTATCTCTGCATCGGCATCTGGGGGAAGAAGGCCAAGGCCCCCAAGATCGGAGACAAGGGATGGGACTACACGCAACACCTGCGGATCAGCCTGCTGGACGGAACGGACGGCAATAGACCTGCCGTGGCCATATGGGTAGAGGCGGATGCCCAGGTATTGAAGGCCCGGGATGTGTCGAAGACGATCCTGCGGGTCAAGCCGAGCGCTGAAGCCCCACCGTGGGTGCAACTGTTGGAAACCTGGGGATGGTTTCCTGCCTTTCTGTTGCCTGCGCAACCGGAGCGGGGCATGGCCAAGGTTTTGGCGCGCAGCGTGCGGCCCCAGGAGGCTAAGGCGCTGCGGGAGAAGTACGATCCACAGTATAAGGATCTGATGCAGCAGTTGCTGGATGCGGGGGCACCCAAGCCCAAGCGCAAGCGGGCAGCCACCGACATGCCGGTCTACGTGGACCTGGCGTGGGAGATCCTGCGGGCCGAACTGGGCCTGGGCAGCGGGCGGGGACGGAAGCACTGGCGACCGGCCATCAGGCGGGCCATGAAGTATGTGCCAATAGCTGGAGAACACTTCGTAAGTTACCTGATGGACGGCAATGAGGGCTGGTTTGACGTCCAGTACGATGGTCGGATAGGATGGAAGCAAGTACAGGAGGGCATCCACTTCCAGCGGGAATTGATGCCATTCGTAAAAGCGTAAAGGGAATGTGAGATGACACTGAAAGACCTACATCAGACCCTGAAGGAGGCGGATGCTTATCTCCTGCGCGTGCGCGTTGCCCTGGCCGAGGCCGAGGACGAGGAGTGCATGGGCGAGGGGTGCGGTGAGGAAGCCGACGACGAGATGGACGACGGCGAGGATGAAGCCCCCGAGGACGACGAAGAAGAGGAATAGGGAACGATCGTGACGATCCTGGGCACCGTCCAGTGGGACGACTTCAACCGTGGGGTGGCCAAGCACCTGGATCCCGACGTGGTGACCGTGTATCGGACGCCGCCAGATCCGGTGACCGGGCAGCTCCGGGCGCGCGCCCTGTGGGCCGTGCCGGTGGACGGGGTCGACTCAGGGATTGAGGAGCTGGACGGCAAGGTACCGATCCAGTTCACCAATCCGGAGGACGTGTACTTTCCCGCGATCCTGCCCGTGTTTCGCATCGGACAGCCCGACATCACCCCGGCCATGGACCGGCAGCCGTGGTACCACATGGTGGCCCGGGCCCCCGCTGCGGGGGCGCAGCCGGTGATGCTGCCGACGGGCGAGACCGGGTACACGGCGTACGAGACCCAGTGGCGGGCGGATCCCTTCGACCTGACGTACGATATCGTCATCCTGGGCCGGAGGCGCGAGGATGCGAAGCGGATGCTGGCGCACGTAATGCGCCGGTGCCCGATCCCCGCGTTTGCGGTGGCGGTGACCGATAGCATCGGCGATGAGCGGACGTACTCCGCCCAGGACCTGGCCTATTCAGACATCAGCGAGATCGCGGACGTGGCGGACCGGGCGATCGGGTGGATGCTGTCCTTTACCGTCAAGGCCGAAATCGACGTGGCGGATTCGACGACGACCCCGGCGTTCACGGGGGCCTCGGCGCTGGATCCAACTGATCCCTACTGGGGATCCTATGCCCTGAACCTGCGGTTGCACGTAGGTTTGGATCAGGAGCAATGGTAGATGGCATTTTATAAGAACTGTAGCGTAAAAGCGGAATCGGTACCGATAGGGGATGGCAACGTGGTGGCCGTGCGCCCGGGCGACGTGATCGAAGTGGTGCGGGAGACGGCAGCGCTGCGGCGCCTGCTGGGATCCCGCAAGGTGGTGCGGTGCGCCACCCCGGCCCGGCCGGTGGTGAAGCGCGAGGCGCCCGTGGAACCGGAGAAGCCGATCGAGCCACCGACCTTCGCGCAGCGCGTGCAGGATAAGCCAGCGGACGTGGCGGTGAAGGTGGTGGAGGAGCCCAAGGTGGCCGAGGCGACGCAGGTCGCGGTGGTTGAGGTTGCGCAGGCTGTGAAGAAACGAAAACGCGGCGCGAAGCGCTAAAGGAGTAAGATCCCATGGTAGAACTCAATAAAGGTCCCGGCGTTTACACGACTGAGGCTCCACCGGCTCCCGGCCCCATCGCGGGCACCAGCGCTTCTGGCCTGGGTTTGATTGGCTTCACGAAGCGGGGCGTCACCGACGTGCCGACTCTGTGCGTGAGCATGAGCGACTTCACCGCGAAGTTCGGCAGCTACACGGGCGACAGCATTACCCCCACCGTGGCCACGGCGTTCTTCGCGAATGGCGGCCAGCAGCTGTGGGTGTGCCGCACGGTGCACAGCGACGCGGCCAGCGCGACGGTCGACTGGACCAAGCAGGTCACGGGCGAGGTGCTGACCTCGACGGCCACCGTGAGCGGGGCATACAGCCTCAGCACGGCCAAGATCCCGATCGTCTCCACCGTGGCGGCCTCGATTCAGATCGAGTTCGAGGCGGCCGTCACCAACAATATCTTCCGCGACGACGGCGCCGGGAACCTGGCGTTCTACGCGGCGGGATCCGGTGGCGCGGGCGGCACGGCCTCCTTCGATCCGGAAACCGGCGAGATCAGCGTGCAGCTGACGAACCCGGGCGACTACGCGGGCGGCGCGGACGATGTCACCATTACCTACTACTACAAGGTCGTGACCTACGACATGGCGTGGCCGGGCTTGGAGGGGAACTACTTCCGCGTGCGCGTGACGGGATCTCCGGACTACTACGACTCGGATACGGCGAGCTACTCGGCGTTCACCCTCTACGTGGAGGAGAACATCACCCCGACCTCGACGGCCACCTGGGAAGCCAAGGAGACCTTCGATGCGCTGGTGTTCGACGACAGCAACGATCCGAACTACTTCGTGACCGTGATCAACGACGTGCAGACTGGGTCCGACCTGATCACCATCACCGACTACGGCAATGCGCAGGACATCGCCAGCCTGGCGGGATCCGCCGTGGCAGACGAGGACTTTGCGGCGGGCCAGGCCCCGGCCTACGACGGCAGCACCAAGGCCTTCAGCTACACGCTCCCGACCGGATCCACCGACGGTGTGGCCCCAGGCACCCTGAGTATGGCCTTCAAGTTCCGCGAGATCGGTTGGCGGATCGGCACGGGCGATGGCACGGCCGCACCGGCGTGTACGTCGCTGGGCGCCCCCGTGGACATCGGTGGGGGCACCCCGGCATCGGCCAAGGTGACGGTGAATCTCACATTGGGCATTGCAGGGGCCATTACGCTCTATGATGATGGCGCGGGCAACCTCAAGACCTCCCCGTTCCCCGGGACGACCCACGGGACAATGAACTACACCACGGGCGCGGTAACCCTGACGGTCGCGGCGGATACCGTGGTGGCTGGCAGTGCGATCACGATCTCGGCGGTGTACGAGGATGTGGTGACCGTCGCCGACGACGGCAACGGCAACATGGAGCTGCAAGCGGCAGCGGCGGGGACATCCCCACCCAGCAAGTTCATCCTCAACACGGCGGGTACTAACGAGGTGGACTGCGACACGGGCGTCGTGAGCCTGACCTGGAAGATCTCCGGGGCCCCGTCGGCGGGACCGGCGGGCGTGGGCGCAAGCTTGGGCGCGACGGCGGCCACCAAGACGATGGCGAGTCCGACCTACGCCATGGTGCCAGCGTTCAATTTCGACCTGGATGTGGACAACGTGGGCATTGCGTCCCCGCAGTGGGATGCGGCAGCGGGCTACATCATCGATGATACGGTCTATCCGGTGGCCAACCAGATCGGCCTAACCCTGACCATCACCCTGAACGGTGGGGCGGGGCAGTTGGTGACCTTCGTGGGGGCTACGACCACCGCGCAGAACGTGATCGACGAGATCAACCCGCAGATCGTGGGGGGGTATGCGGTCCTCAACGGTGGGCAGGTCCAGATCGTTTCCGACCAGAAGGGCACGGGATCCAGCGTCGCCGTGGCCCTGGGTACCTCTACCCTGTCCTTCGGCAACCCGGCCGTGGCGGGCACGGGGGATGTGGACGACATCACGGCCGTGACGGCCCTGGAGATCAAGACCGTCATCGAGGCGGACACCACGGCCACGGTGGACATCACCAGCGGCGTGCCGATCATCAGCTCCCCGACCACGGGCGTGCTGTCCGAGTTGGACTTCAGCAATCCGAGCTCTGCCCCCGTCTTTGCGGCGCTGGGGTTGGCGACGGAAGTGATCGTGGGCACCACGGGCACCACGGTGGCGGGCGAGGCGGCGACGTACTATACGGCCCCCTCCACCGAGGTGACATACACCCTGACGGGGGGCGCGAACGGATCGGCCACGGACCGCAACGACGTGTCAGCGGCTTCCCTGGATGCCACGGGCAAGGGTCTGTATTCGTTCAAGAAGGTCAACGACAACATGCAGATGGTGATCGCGGACTTCCAGACGGACGAGGACGTGTGCCGCGACCTGATCGGCTTCTGCGAGCTGGTGACCGACAAGTTTGCGATCATCTGCGTACCGGAAGGGTTGACGGCGCAGGAAGCCGTGAACTGGAAGAAGAACACCCTGGCGCGGTACAGCAACTATGCCGCCCTGTACTACCCGCACATCCGGATCACGGATCCCTTCAGTGGGAACCGGATCAACATCCCAGCGGGCGGCCACGTGGCGGGCATCTACGCCAAGACCGACAACAACTACAACGTGGCGAAGGCCCCGGCGGGCGTGCGAGACGGCGCGCTGAGCTACTTCGACGGATTGGAGGCCTCGCTGACCAAGCTGGAAGTGGGCTACGCCAACCAGAACAACGTGAACTGCATCGTGAACTGGCCGGAGACCGGCACGGCGGTGTGGGGCGCGCGGACCATCGAGATCCCGGGCGGCGACATGCCGTACATCCAGATGCGCCGCACCTTCATGTACGTGAAGAAGGCCATCTACAACGCCACGCAGATCCACGTCTTCCAGAACAACAACGCGTTGCTATGGAACGCGATCCAGGCGCAGGTCTCGGCCTTCCTCCGCACCCTGACGGACGCGGACTACTTTGCGAGCCGGACCTACAGCCAGGCGTTCAAGGTCGTGTGCGACAGCACCAACAACAACACGGATACCATCGACCTGGGCCTGGTGTTCTGCGATGTCGGGCTGGCGCTCAACCGGCCGGGCGAGTTCATCGTGTTCACCTTCTCGCAACTGACCTCGACGGGAGCGTAGTATATGATTTCTGAAGTCTTCCGGATCAGCGAAACGCAGGTATTTCTTGCCGCCGCCAACATCACGGGGATCGCCCCCGTCGGGACGGACTCGGGCGCGACGTACCTGCGGGGCGCCTATCGCAAGTTCACCGACTGCACGGATGGGGGGCTGTTCCGGCAGCCGGTGGACACGGCCGTGAACGACTCCCTGTCCGGGCGGGTGAAGACCATCATCTGGAACCTGGCCGGAGCGGCAAACATCACCTTCGCGTGGGTCGATATGGACGGGGTGGTGATCCCGTTCTGGCCCCAAACCGGGGCCGTGTTGCCGGTGGCGGGATTCTTCGATCCCCAACAGACGGTGTTGATTCCGCCGCAGGGCTATCTGCGGGTCACCGCGACGGGGCCGATCACGGGCGCCATCAACGTGGTGTGGGATTATGGATTCACCCAAGATCTGTTCCAGCAGATCCCGGGTTTGGGCTTCTCTTCGCACGTGTCGCCGTAGGCGGCCGGAAAGGATACGTCATCATGGCAAGGGCTGTCTCAGGTGACTTTCTGCAAAACTTCGCGTACCACGTACGCGCAATCGGTGACTACGACCCCTTCGATGGCAACGGCCGAGGGGACACCTCGTTCAACGGGGCGGATGCGGGCTTCCAGAACGTGACCATGCCCGAAATGAGCATGGACGCCGTGGAGTACCGCGAGGGCAACACGATGTGGACCGCCAAGCAGCTGGGCATTCCGACCGTATCGGAGACCACGCTGATGCAAGGCGTCGTGAAGGGCGACTCGTTGTTCTTCGACTGGTTCATTCATGCCTTGAAGGGCGACAACCAGTATCGCATCGACATGAAGGTGGAGCACTACCATCGGGATGAGTGGTCCGGGGTGACGCAGTTCAACGATGCGGCGGCCCAGGTCTACTACTTCTTCGAGTGCATGCCCATCCGGAACAAGCCCACGGCGGACTTTGACTCCACGGCCACGGAGGTCGCGGTGAAGGAGATCGACGTGGCGATGGAGCGCTTCTCCATCAACGAACCCGACTTCAAGTAGCCTACCGCAGGCGCAAGCGCTTGCGATTTTGATGGGGCATCATGGCTCGCAGCATCATCAATGACTTGTTACAGAATCATCGGTTTTGGCTGTTCGATGTGGTGCCTAGCGCCACGCTGCCCTTCTACGTCTTGGGATCGCCCGTCTATGCCTTTTCGGCGATCACCGCCCCAGAGTACACGTTCGACACTCGCGAGGTGAAGCAGATGAACTCCATGTTCAAGCGGACCGTCTACGAGGGCGGCAGCATGGGGACCATGACGCTTTCGCGGGGCGCGCGCGTGTACGACGACACGTTCTACGAGTGGGTGAAGCGGGCGATCGAGGGGACCGATTCGATCAACCGCACGCTCATGCTGATCCAGTACACGGGGGCGAGCATGCTGGGGGAGGCGGCGGCCAAGGCGGAAAAGGTGGTTAACGTGGTGCAGAGCATCGCGGGGGGCGTGCAGAACCCGCTGCGGGGCGTGGGCCGGTTCGAGGATCTGGATCGCAACTATGCGTTGAACGTGCCGGGGCGGGCGTGGGTGCTATTCGATTGCGTTCCCACGAGGTATCGGACTGGAAGTGATTTCGACGCGACGGATGCCAGCGTGAGCATCATGGAGCTCGAAATGGCGGTGGAATCTTTCACTGAAATCGCGCTGCTTGGCAGTGGACCGTAAGAAAGGAACGACCGATGAAGGTTAAAGATTTGTGGGAAGAAATTTGTGATCTGGAAGAAGCTAATATGGATGCAGATGCAGTAGTAATGCAGCTTACTGGTTCAAAATCTGGCGGACAGGGGCTTTCTCGACTAAAAGCCATGATGGGAGCCAAGGACTTCGCCAAGGACAACAACGCCTTTCAGTTTAAGTTCAAGGGAAGCAAGAAGGCCAATTCCGTACGCATCATCTTGAATAGTGGCGACACGTATGACGTGGAATTCTATAAGATCGCTGGTGTGGATTTTGACAAGGTTAAGGCATTCAAAGATGTGGACGCAGAGAATCTACGCGGTGTATTCACCAAGTTCACAGGGTTGGACACTAGCTTGTAGTAAAACATGATAACGGTTAGATCGATATGGAATGACATGCAGGAAGAATCCTATCCGGGCAACCTGGGTTTTGTCGAAATGTTCAGGTTCATGCAGCAGGCTTCCAAGTCGGAAGTTGAACGGATGGAGAAGCTGCTGCAGGCGAAGAAGTACGCCCAGGTGTGGGCGATGCTCAAGAAGGTGACGGGGTCACATTTGCAAGGGACGATGCGGGATGAGCAGTGAACAGTTTTCCAATGCGATCGTGGTGCACGGCGCGCTGGTGATGCTCCCGGATGAGCTGGTGGATGCGGGCGTGACCTGTAGCAACTACCAGGTGGACGGGGAGCCCCGGTTTCCGGCCAAGGGCCGTTACCAGCGCCCGGTGCAGAACCTGGTGCTGCACGAGACGGCGGGGGACTCCAACATCGGGCCGAAGCGCAAGTTCGCGACCGGGAAGTTTGCGGCGCAGCTGATCTGCGCGGACACCGGGCACGTGAGCTGCCATGCGGACCTGGCCGAGGATATCCTGTGGCACGGGAACCAGCTGAACGGCTACGGGCCGGGAATCGAGTTCGTGAACCCCTACAGCCCGCTGTACGACCGGACGCCCCTGCGGGCGACGATCCCGCGCCAGTGGTGGACCTGGGTGCCCAGCATGCGGGATCCGGTGGTGGCGGCGCTGGTGCAGAAGCGGGGCTGGACGGCGGTGCCGCAGGCGTACTGCCTGCCGACCGAGGCGCAGTTGCAGACCCTGCACCTGTTCGTACCCTGGCTGTGCGGCGTGTTGGGGATTCCGTACGAGTTCCCGACCAAGCACCTGAGTGCGAAGCAGCGCAAGATCCCCGGGTGGAACGCGAAGCCAGCGGCCCATCCAGGGGCGGGGGTGGTATGTCACAGAGATTATGCCCAGCACTCCGACGGTCGCTATTTACTGCAGGCCCTAGCGGGCGTGGGCGACGACTAGTTTGTCTGTGAGTTCGTGCCCGTGGTAAGGTAAGGGCACGTTGAATGGCGTAGCGAAAGGATGACACATGGCCTCTTTGGGCAAGCGGCTGATGCGAATTGGGACGGTGGACGAGGACATGACGCCCGCGCTGCGGGCGCTGATCGCGCGGCTGCGCGCGGACGTGGGCCGGTTCACGGCGGGGCAGGCGGCGACGGGCCGCGTGCGGATCGTGGAGGGCCGGGTGGTCGTGGAGATCCAGGGTCGCAACGCCGGGTGCGTGGCGCGGCAGATCGAGCGCCGGGTGCCTGCGGGGCTGGCGGTGCTGGTCGAGGACGGCCCGGACTGGCGGCGCATCACGATACAGGAGCAGGCACATGAAGGTCCGGGACCTGATCAAGACTGAGGACACCGTGTCGACCAACATGGGCAGCATGCCCGTGGTGGTGGGCGCGAAGCAAAAACGCAGGCGCAAGCGCGACCAGTCGTGCAGGGATAACGTAGCGGAGGCAACCGTGAGTGAGTTACTACAGAAGCTGATGGAGGCCAGCGGCCACGCCAGCAAGCAGCAGGTGGAGATCATCGCCCAGGAGATGGCGGAGGCCCCGGCGGTGCGCCGGCGGCTGGGCAAGCTGTTCGACGGCGAGGTCGACGTGGCGGGGCTGGTCGCGGCGCTGACGCCGGTGATCACGAAGTGGCTGGAGAAGCACGACATCAAGGTGGCGGGATCGTCGCAGGCGCAGAAGGCGATCCGTCAAATGGCCAAGGAGTAGGGCAACATGGCAATCGACAAGATCATCCTGGACGAGGATACCCTGGACGAGCTGGTGGGCGCGTGGCTGGAGGAGAACAGCGAAATGCTGGACGAAATGGACGAGTGGGAGGACGCCCCCGACGAGGAGGCGCTCATGACCGTGGCGACCGACGCGGCGGTGGCCCTGATCAGCGCGCTGCGGAACCCGGAGAATGGGGCCCCGGCGTTCGAGGTGAGCAACCCGATCGACCAGGTGGCGGAGGCCTTCTTCATGGGCCTGGCCTACGAGCTGTCGGCCTCCGACGAGGCGTTCGATGCCTGGGCGATGGACCACGAGGATGAGGTGGAAATGGAAGAAAGAGAATTGGACGCCTACTACGAGGATGAGGACGAATAGTCCGTGCGCTTCCTCGCCTATCCCACCCATATCGTAGGAACGACCGTGACCTGGCGCGTGCTGCGGCAGGAGGACACCGGGCGGATCGCCACCCTGGACGCACCCCTGTGCGAGGCCCTGGCGGGCAAGCGCGGCGGGACGGTGCAGGCGGGGATCGGCCGGGCGCTGGTGGTGGACACGGCGGGGCTGCGCGCGGTGCGGCGGTACTACGTGGACGCCGAGGGCGATGCGCCGACGATCTACGGGGCGGGCGGGCAGCCGTTCGCCACGGTGTGCGGGGCGCTGCGGAGCCTCGTCGGCCACGTGCCCGATGGGGGATCCTGTTGAAGTAGCTGATCTGCCACGCGTAGAATCAGTAACGAGGCCGTCTTTCCTGGTGGAAGGGCGGCCTTAGCTTTGGGTGAGTTATATGTATTTTGTACTTGCAACACCTGAAATGATGTGTTAGATAGGGAATTGCGTGAACGGAGAAATGTGTGATGGAAACACAAGCGAAACAAAAGATGCCGAATGAACGTCAACGCATGGTTGTGCTGGTTGATCGCACCTCCTGGTGTCGCTCCTTCCTATTTAGTTTATCCCTGTCATATTTGAGTTAGGTCCGACCTCCCACATATTTGGAGGTATGGCCGAATGGTAAGGCACCCGCTTGGAAGGCGGTAGTCTGCATTTGCGTGCAGTCCTGGTTCGATCCCAGGTACCTCCGCAGACGACAGGAAGGAATGAAGTAGTGATATTGAGGGCTGACAGAATGGCATCGTACCGGTCTCGAACACCGAGGTCTGGGTTACCCCAGTGCGAGTTCGACTCTCGCGCCCTCAGCCATGGAGGATTGGCGGAATGGCAACGCGCCCGGCTTGAACCCGGCGGCCATCCCACGGGATGTGCAGGTTCGAATCCTGTGTCCTCCGCAACGGTCTGGGTGGCCGAATGGATCCAGGTATCAGGCTGCAACCCTGAGGATGTCGGTTCGAATCCGACCCCAGACTCCAATGGAAGATTGGTCGAAATGGTAAGACGCCGTCCTGCTAAGACGAGGCCACCTGTAACAGGGTGTTCCGGTTCAAATCCGGGATCTTCCGCTAGCCTTAGGTGCCAGCAGTTGTGGGTTCGACTCCCATCACGCGTACTATGGGAGGTGTCCATAAGGTAGGCTGGGCCTACGCGTGGCTGTAGACCACGTCCCCCAGTGGGCACGACGTTCGATTCGTCCATCTCCCACCATCCCACCGGTTTGACCCATTGAGTAAATCCTGTGTAAGATAAGGACATGAGGCTGAACGTAGATTTAAAGGAAGATTTGTACCGCCGATTTTCGGACGCGGCGGATCGGCGCGGCCGGTCAATCAGCGACCTGGTGCGCCAGCTGCTGTGGGAATACGTGGAGAAAGAGACCGAACAGTTGATCGCAAGCGCTTGCGATCTGGAGGAAGATCATGGACGAAGCGTTGATGCCAGAGGATGAGGTGAACACGGACGTGCTGAAGGTCACGGGGGATGAGCGCATGCGCCAGAACCCGCTGAACCCCGGGCCGAGCAGCGTGGGCGGGCAGCTGCCCAGTGGGTACGTGGATCCGGCGACCGGCGAGGTCTACCGGGACTTCGTGATCCGGGAGATGCGGGGCCGGGAGGAGAAGGTCCTGGCGGGCAACGGCATGTTCGTGACGCAGATGATCCAGGTGATCATCAACTGCCTGGAGAGCCTGGGGCCGATCGTAGACAAGCAGCGCCTGGCGGAGGCCGTGAACCAGCTGCCGCTGTCGGACATCGAGGCTATGACCCTGACCCTGCGGCGCCTGTCGCTGGGGGACGATCTGTGGCTGGAGCCCACCTGTCCGATCGAGGACTGCGGGGTGATGGTCCGGGAGAAGGTGAACCTCGGTGATTTGGAAATGAAGCCGATCGCGGATCCCATGCAGCACCACGTGACGTCGGTCCTGCGGTCGGGGCGCGAGGTGAAGTGGCACGTCATGCGGGCCATGGATGCGAAGTGGATCGCCAGCCTGCCCAAGAAGGAGCTAAAGGCCGAGCGCTTCAACATCATGCTGCTGGGCCGCATCGAGTCCGTAGACGGCCAGCCGCTGAACCGGCTGAGCAACGGCCTGAAGCGGTCGATCGAACAGCTGGACGACTGGCTATCGTACGGCGATCGGCGGGAGTTCGACGAGATCATCAACGCCTACGAAGGCGACATGGACAAGATCGTAATTTTCGATTGCAAGGCCTGTGGGCACGAGTGGAGCCTGCTGCTCCCCGTGATGCACAAGCATTTTTTCTCCCTATCGGGGATCTAGGGTCCCTCGAAAAGGACGAGTACTATCTGGCGGAGGCCATGGGACAGTCACTGAGCGAGATTGAGCTGCTGACGTGGTCTCGGCGCCGCCGTGCGGTGAACGACAAGTACAGCCTGGAGAAGCAGCGCCAGGCGAAGCAGCGGGGGTTGAACAGTCCACGGCGGTCCATGGGCCGCCGGCGATAGGAGACCATATTGGCTACGATCCCGCTCACCTTTGCGATGGACATTCATGATAAATCGGCGGACACCGGTTTGTCGCGGACCGTCAAGCACCTCAAGGACATCACCAGCATCATCGGCGAGGTCAACAAGGTGGCCAGCGCGGCATTGGCCCCGTTCAAGATGCTGGGCAAGGGGATCGCTGCCCCGTTCAAACTGCTGAACAGCGCGCTGAACGCGGCGGAGGTACGGATCGGGCAGTTCAACCTGGCGACGATCGCGGACCACATGCGGGACCTGTCGCAGCAGACGGGGACGCTATCGGACGAGATCGACTCGGCGTTTGCGAGCAACGTGAAGGCCGTGAAGCCGATGTTCGCGGCGCTGGGCAAGACGGGCAAGGAGCTACGCAACCTGACGGGCAGGGCATCCTCCATGGCCTACGCGATGAACGTGAGCGCGGACACCGTGGGCAAGGTCATGAGCGAGCTGGAGTCAGCGGCGGGCCCGGCCAAGGCGGGGTTGGATGCGCTGAACATGTCCACCAAGGACTTTGTGAAGTTGGTGGAGGCGGGGGGACCGGAGACGGCCATGCTGTCGGACACGCTGGGCGACCTGCAGACGTTCTGGGACATGAGCGCCAAGGGCGCGGCCAGCACGGTGGATGCCATGCTGGCGTACGGCCAGGCGGTGGGGATCGGATCGCAGGGCCTCATGCAACTAAACCCGTTGATGGAGAAGATGAACGCGGCAATGGTGGACGCCCCGCCGAACATGCGGCTGAGCGCGGACGAGATGCAGAACCTACTGATCTCCTCGACGAAGCTGGCGGGGGCCTACCGGACGATGGGGGCCACGCAGGAGCAGGCGATGGAGGCGTCGCAGCAGACGTCCGAGCTGTTCGTGAAGGAGTCGATGGCCTACCAGAAGGCGCTGACCCAGGGCGGTGAGTACGGCGAGATGTCGAAGAAGCTGATGTCCGTGCTGGGCGCGTGGGGCGTGTCCTGGCAGGACTTCGGCGGGATCCTGCGCGAGGGCGCGACGGACTCCACCAAGGGGATGATGCGCCTGCAGGACATCGTGCAGACGGCGTCGCTGAAGGGCTTTGGACCGGCGGACATCCTGATGCGGCAGCTGCTGGGGACGATCGGCGAGACGTCGCCCGCGATGGGGTGGCTGGCGCAGAACGTGACGGCGGGCCGGGATGCGCTGCAGCAGTTCGATGCGATGAGCGTGCAGAGCGAGGGCGCGCTGAGGCGGCTGGCCAAGGAGGGCTTCACCACGGGGCTGACCCTGCAGGAGCAGTTCGACCGGGGCCGGCAGGCGATGGAGCACATGGTCCGGCGAATCTCGGGCAAGGAGGTTCAGGGCTACGTGCAGACCCAGGTGCAGGGTTACCGGGAGATGGGCAAGACCATCCAGGACATGGGCGACGACAAGACCTGGGGCCCGGTGATCAAGAAGCTGAGCATCCTGAAGCGCGGGGGCCTGCAGGGCGTGCTGATGTCCATGGCGGGGTCCAAGGAGCAGCAGAAGGTCATGGGTAAGACCTTCGCGGGCATGGAGCTGGCGGCGGGGGCGATCGAGGATGTGTCCAAGGCGGCGGCGCCGCTGATGTCCACGCTAGGCAAGTTCGGCCCACTGGGAACGCTGGCGGGCGGGTTGGCGACGTGGTTTGCAATCCCCAAGGATGCGCGGAACAAGATGCTGGCGGACCTGAAGCCGGTGTTTGAGGGCATCAAGGGCAAGGTCAAGGAGATCTGGTACGGGAGCGAGGCCGAGGGCATGGGCCTGAAGGCCAAGCTGCAGACCGTGTGGGAGGAGGACGTGAAGCCCTTCTTCCAGGAGAACGTGCCGAAGCTGCTGGGGTTCGTGGGGGACATCCTGAAGACGGTGGGATCGGAGATCCTGGACATGCTGACTAGCCCATTCCGAAGTTTCGGGCAGTCGGTGAAGGATTCGATCGATACCGGCTTGGCCTTCGCGCTTAGCGGGGTGAAGTACCTAGGCGATAGTATCTCGGGCTTCTTCGGCGGCATCTGGGCCAAGATCAAGCTGGGCTTCTACGGGCTGACGCAGGGCTTCCTGACGACGATCCAGGGGATCCCGCTGCTGGGCAAGGCGCTGAAGGTGGCGGGCATCGACATGGGCGCGGTGCAGGGCAACCTGAGCCAGGAGATCGCGGCGCTGCAAGCTGACATTGCGGATCGAGAGCGGCGCCCGGCGGCGAACGCGCTGCGGGGACTGCACCAGATGGGCGTGATACCGACACAGAAAGGTGCTCCACTCCCGGCTGAGCAACCCCTGGCACCGGGACGCGTGAACTACTACACGCCTGCTGCGGTCTCGCCCGTGCAGGCGACGCAGCAGACGCTGACGTCGATGCAGAGCCTGGTGACGGACAGCAAGCTGCCGGAGACGGCGGTGTCGTTGGGAGCGCAGATGACCTCGGGATTATCCCAGGGCATCCTGGGAGGGCAGACGGAGGTTACGGATAGTTTAAACTACGTGCTGGGCGATGCGCGGTTGTACCTGCAGGCGAATTCCCCGCCGGTGAAAGGTCCATTGTCAGGCACAGATGCTGACAATCCGGCCTACAACGGTGGGTACGGGATGATGGAACTGTTTGCGATGGGGATTTACGATGGTGGCTTCACGATGCAGTCCGCGTTGGAAACCGCATTGTTGGATTCGTTCGACGCAGCGTATGGGATCTACGAGGAGCACGCGGCAGAGCGGATCAAGGGGTCGACGGTGATGGCGCAGGTGGCGGATCAGCTCGTGCGCGAGCTGGGGGGCCTGGCGCGGGTGGACCTGTCGGCGCAGGAGACGCAGGTGCTGCAGACCAGCATCGACGTCCCGGGCATGGCGGGGGTGTCGGCGGCGATCATCGCAGACGGCAACCTGACGCGGAAGGTCCTGGGGCGCATCGCGGACTCCACGGAGGGCATGTATAAATTGATGCAAAAGGGCACGGCGGCAAGGCCGGGCCAGCTGGCCACGGCGCCGGTGTAGGAGAAGATCATGGCTTTAACCAACGGTGAGAACCCGACCAGCGTCAGCCAGACCTCCACGATGAAATGGATGGAAGAGTGGAATGTCTACGACGACGAGATCGGCGAGTACGTGCGCTTCTTCGGGATCTTCGAGCCCCCGGACATGACCTGGGCGGACGAGACGGCGTTCACGGTGACCGTGGACCAACCCGGGATGCGCCTGGACCAGCTGGCAGCGCAGTACCTGGGGGACAAGCGGTTGGCGTGGATTCTCGCGCTATATAACGATTTGGAGGACTTTTACGAAGAATTGTATCCGGGGCAGCAGCTGCAGGTCCCGGAGCGGCAGGCCACGATCGATAACATTTTGAACCTGCCGAAGGTGCAGCGGAGGACGGTGTAGGTGTTTTACCATCCGATGGGCCTGTGTCAGATCGTGTCCACTCTGCAACAGCGGGTGTGGAAGCTGCACGCCCCGGCGCTGTTCGCTGCGCCGGAGGCCAACGTGACGGTATATCCGTATCTGACGGGCATCAATGTGACGGTGGAGCAGGAGGCCATCACGTCCTTTCAGGTGACGTTTGATGCTCCCTATGAGGAGGGCATCAAGATGCTGTATGAGGACAGCAACGGTTTGTCGGCCTTCAACGCCAGCAACGTGATCATGGTCTGCATGGGCTACCCCTCGGATAACCTGTGGACGCCCTGGTACTACGGCATCCTGAACAAGGGCGGCGAGGGTATCGAGATCACGTCCGAAGGGGTGAAGGGAACCATCTCGGCCCAGCAGTGCCCCTGGCAGGATTACTACGTGATGCTGGGCAATCGCACGTGGAAGACCTCCATGGAGGAGATGGTCCGGGAGTTGGTCAGCTTCCTGCAGGGCAACGTGGTGATTTCGGAGCAGGCGCGCAAGCGCATGACGACGTACGATGCCAATCGCAATGGGGAGGAATATTCCACGTTCAACAAGGGGGCCATCGAGGCGTTGCAGGATATGGCCCGCCAGGCCGATATTCAGCTGACGCAGCATTCCTCAACCCATGAGGGGGAACCGACCACCTACGAGCTAACGGCACCCTACGAGGAGACCACCTTCGGACGGCAGGAGGAGCAGGTGCGCCACAAGTACATCATGCGCGGTGGATTCAAGCCGCAGGAGAATGAATATCCCATTCTGAGTTGGGGACCCGAGGCGGGTATTGCCTCCTGGCTGGGATCCCGTCCGGAGAGCACCAACGCGGGGCTCTTCGCGGCGGCGATCAATCCCAAGACGGGCAAGATGGTCAGCAGCACGGTGACCCCGGAGATGCTGGGGACACCCTCGTACGGGAACTATCCCGAGAAGGGCAAGCCCCAGACGAAGCAGTTGGAGTCGGGCAAGGTGCTGGATACCACTACGGATGGAACCACGGCGGTACCCGCCTTTATGAGCGCCCCCGGGCGATCCAACGCGGATGACGGGGCGGTGCAGAACGATCTGAAGGCGAAGGCCACGGCCCGCATGACGCAGGGCAACCTGACGCAGATTTCGACCATTACCACGTTGGGCGTGCCCACGCAGGGGCTGTGGAAGAAGATCTCCGTGCTGGGGTGTAGTCCGCGCTACGACGGGCCGTACATGGTCCAGGGCGTGACGCATCGCTGGGGACCGGGGTTGTTTGAGAGCGAGCTGAAGGTCATCCGCTGGGGTACCTTCGAGACGGATGAGCAGGACAAGGCGCAGCTGGTGCAGGATAGCCAGTTGAAGAAGGATTAACCATGCCCAACTTCAACCGATACGATCAGCTGAAGGCCCTCAATCCGATTGAGTGGCTGCGCAAGATGCTCAAACTGCTGGGGTTGGAGTGGTTCTGCAAGCGCTTCTATGGAACGTATGATGCGATCGTGATCGACAACGCGGATCCCGAGGAGCGGGGGCGGATCCGGGTGATGTGCCCGGCGATCGGGATGATCACGGAGGATGCGGTACCGCCCAACTACTGGGCGCGGCCGTGCCTGCCCGGGCTGGGCGCCGATCCGACCACGGGCCAGGTGAGCGGCGTGTGGTGGGTCCCAGATGTGGGATCCTTGGCCTATGTGCAGTTCATCGCGGGGGATCCCGAGCATCCCATCTGGGTGGGGGGATCGATCCCGGAGAGCAAGCAGATGCCAGAGTTTACCTCGGCGGCGATGCTGCGGAAGGGCCTACGCACGCGCGCGGGCCACTACCTGCGGTTCTCGGATGAGGCCGATGACCTACACATCATGCTGGCCAAGGGCGACGGATCCGGGGGGCAAGCGGCGAGTTTCTTTACCTTGGACAAGGATGGAAACGTTCTCATCTCCAATGATAATGGTTCCTTGTTTTACATGAACAACGCGAATAGCGCGATCACGCTGATCGCGGCGAACGCGGACGGCGAGACGGAGGCCATGGTCAACCTGGGCGCGGACCAGGTGCTGCTGTCGACGAAGAGCAGCGGAACGGTGGAGATCAAGGGCGATGCGATCACGCTCAACGGCGGGACGGTAACCGTGAACGCGAGCAAGTTCCTGCTGAACTCCCAGGCGATCTACCTGGGCAAGGGCGCGGCGGAGCCAGCGGTGCTGGGGAACAAGCTCATGATTCACACGTCGACGCACATTCATCCAACGAGTGCGCCCGGTGCTCCTACGGCGCCCCCTGCGCCGCCACCGCTGTTGCTGGGGCAGCAGCTTTCGCAGGTGGTGTTTATCAAATGAGTCGTTGCAAGATCCCAGCGCTGCCATCGATCGGTCTGACGATCCCCCTACCGGGGATCCCGTTCAGCCCGCCCCCGCTGCCGCAGCTTCCGGCCCTGCCGAGCCTGCCCACGGTGGCGCTGCCGAAGCCTCCGGCCCTGCCGGGGTTGAAGTTGGCGCTGACGCTGCCGGGCATCCCGTTCAGCCCCCCGCCGATTCCGTCGGTGCCGGGGCTGCCGAGCTTGCCCACGGCGACGTTGCCGAAGCCCCCGGCGTTGCCGAGCGTGAAGCTGGCGCTGACGCTACCGGGGATCCCGTTCAGTCCCCCGCCGCTACCGCAACCGCCAGCGCTACCAGGAGTGCCCGAATGTCCCCTGGATTAATGCAAGCGCTTGCGCTGGAGAAAGGTTTGACATGCCGACGATACTAAAAGGAATTGCCTTCCCGTTCCAGCGGGGCGTGACATCGTTTCCCAAGGTGGCGGAGGGCGACCAGGCCGTGGCGGCGCAGATCGAGGCGCTGATCACGACCACGGTGAAGGAGCGCGTGGAGCGGCCCGACGTGGGGATCAACGCCTATGAGTTCATCTTTGACAAGATCACGCCGATCATGCGCGCGCGCCTGGCGAGCGACCTGGCGCGGCAGATCCGGGACAAGGTCCCGCGCGCCAAGGTGGAGGCGATTGACGTTTATACCGTGCCGGGTCAAAATGAACAGACGCAGCTCTTTGTTGCGCTCAAGTACTCGGTGGCGGGGACGACCATGACTCAACAGATACCGGTGAACACGACAGGGACCCCATAAATGGCACAGACACCCTTAGTACAGGATCGCTATCCGCTGAACGAGGTGAAGTACGCGGGGCGCGACTACCCCACGATCTTCGATGCGCTGCTGCGCCGACTGAAGACCGAGTACAGCGACATCTACAACGACTACGCGGAGTCCTCGGTGGGCATCATGCTGATCGACCTGTGCGCCTCGGCGGCGGGCTGGGTCAGCTGGTACATGGACCGGCGGATGAGCGATGCGTACCTGCCGACCGTGCGGACGACCACGGCGGCCAGCTGGCTGACGCGGAGCCTGGGCTACAAGATGAGCCCGGCGGCGGCGGCCTCGGCCACGCTGACGCTGACGTTCGCGGCGGGCATTCCCGGACCGTGCACGATCAAGGCGGGCTTCCGGTTCGGTGGCCCGAACTCCATGCAGTACGAGGCCGTGGCGGACAAGGCGCTGACGGCGCAGGGGGCGGGCTACACGACCACGCTGGACGTGCGGCAGGGGCAGACGCGGGAGTTGAACTTCGTGGGCGACGGCACGCAGTTCCAGGTGTTTCGGTTGGACTACGCGAACGGCGGGGAGACCATCGCCGATGAGAGCGTGCGGGTGTGGGTGGACGGCGCGGAGTGGACGGAGAATGCCTTCCTGCAGGACGGGGCCACGAACCAGTTCGAGGTGGACTACCACGCGGTGCCCCCGGTGCTGCGGTTCGGGGATGGCAACGCGGGCGTGATCCCGGGTGACGGGGCGAACATCCGCGTGCAGTTCGTGAAGATCTTCGGCGCCCTGGGCAACGTGGGCGAGAACCGCATCACGACGGTGCTGGACGTGCTGTACTACCTGGGGACGGCGGTGCCGTTCACCGCGACGAACCTGCGGAGCGCGGCGTCGGGGCGGGATGCGGAGACGATCGAGCACGCGAAGCGCTGGGCACCCTACGTGTTTGCCTCGCGCAACGGCGCGGTGACGGGCATGGACTACCAGGCGCTGTCCAACAGCTTCGTGGATCCGCTGTATGGAGCGGTGGCGCAGGCCTTTGCGTTCACGCCCCGGGAGGCCTACACGGATCCCGTGTTCAACGGCTACATCACGGCGATCAGCGGGGCGGTGACGACGTTCCAGGGGGCGGTGACCACGGGCGCCGCGGACCTCACGACCGACGTGGGGACGATCACGACGCAGGTCAACGCCATTGAGGCGGCCCGGGCGAACATGGTGATCATCCAGGCGGCGCTGGAGAACGCGGTCCTGAGCATGCAGGCCAACGCCAGCATCCTGAAGGGCACGCTTCTGGCCAACGCTGGCAACATCGCGGCAGCGGTCGCGGCCCACACGGAGGCGGGTGACCAGCTGGACCTGCTGGAGACCTACGCCAACACGTCCCTGGTGCCCCCGGAGCAGACGGCGGTGCTGGGCTACGTGGACGCGATTCGCGCGGCGAACGAGGCGGCGATTACGTCAACCACGGCGATCAACAACGCGGAATTGACTGCGCTGGGGCAGATCGCGGCGTTCGTGGAGGCACCCTTGGCGGCGATCCTGCCGACGATCCAGATCGGCACGTCGGTCAACCTGGCGGACGAGCTGGCGGACCAGCTGGCAGCGGAGGCGGCGATCAACGTGCCCCTGGTGGATATCCTGGCGACGAGCGCGACGCTGGTAGCGGCGGGCAATGCCGTGGAGGTGGCAAGCGATGCGAACCTGGCGCTGATCGGGAGCCGCATCGGCGAGGTGTACGACAACTCCTGTCGGTCGAATGTGGTGCAGGTCTCCATCCTGTCCGTGGACTCGGACGGGGATTATGTGGCGCCTCCCTCGGGCCTGATCGCCAACCTGCAGACCTACCTGGATCAGTACAAGGAGACCACGCAGTGGGTGGAGGTGATCGACGGATCGCCCAGCCTGGTCAGCGTGGACATTCTGATCCGCTACAGCCTACAGGACGGCTACGTGGCGGCCGAGACAGAATCGGACATGGACGCGACCGTGCGATCGCTCATGCGCGGGCGCGAGTACGAGGAAGCGCTATGGCTGTCGGACATCTACCGGTACGTCCGGGCGTCCTCGGATGGCCTCAGCTATGTGAACATTACGTTGACCAGCGCGGTCAACGACGCCGACGGCAACGCGGTACCGGATGCGACGCAGGTCCTGATCCTGGGCACGCTCACCCTGACAGAGGTGTAGGAAATGGCAACGAACGAGACCCCGAGATTCAAGATTCCGTACCCGGCGGAGAATGATAAGAACATCTGGTACCCGACACTGGCCAACACCCTGGACCAGTTCGACACGCAGATCTTCGGCAACCTGGAGCAGCTGAAGCCGATCTTCCGGGAGCTGCCCTGGGTGGACAACCAGGTGGGACCGAACCAGCTGGTGCAGACCGGGGACCTGGTGATGATCTCCCGCACGTATCAGGCCACGGTGACGGTCGCAGCGGCGACGACGGCGCTCACGCCCGAGGCTATGCTGTGCATCCGGATCGCCGGGGGCACGGAGACGGCATCGACCAGCGTATGGGAGGTCGTGCAGAGCGGGGCCGATGCGGACCCGGACTTGCAGGTCTTCGGTTACGTCGACAGCGCCTACAACATCTTCTGGTACAACGGCAGCACGCTGCCAGTGGGATCGGCCAACACCCTGTTTGGATCCACCTCGGGCGGCGGGGCGATCCTGAGCGGCCTGGGCAACCCCAACGGGGTGGTGGCGGGCCTGCTGGGACAGACATACATCGACATTACGGTACCGGCTGCACCGATCCGCTACTGGTGCATCGATGGCGCGATGACATGGTTCGTGGACTAAATTCGCAAGCGCTTGCGATCGAAGGGAATAACGCATGACACTCAATGCCCCCTATAATCAGCATATTTTCATGGGCGAGTTCGCCACGGAGGCTCTGGCCTTGGCCTACATCCAGGCACAGAGGTGGGACAGCAGCAAGGACGGCTTGGGTACGCCCGAGCGCGGGATGCTCTTCTACAATACGATGTCGGAGATGCTGTGCTACTACAACGGTACGATGTGGGTGTCGATCGCGACAGGGCTGCTGTGGCAGGACTCCGTGCTGGACTTCACGAACAACCCACCCGGCGGACCGGCGGACGGCGATCGCTACCTGATCGACACGGTGCCCGTGGGGGCCTGGGTGGGGCATGCGGAGAACATCGCGATCTGGGATAGCGTCACGGCGGCATGGCATTACGTCCCGCCCGTGGAGGGCATGGCCGTGTGGGTGGAGGACGTCAACCTCGCCTATCGGTACAACGGGACGTCCTGGGTGGAGCTCCCGAGCAGCGCGCAGCATAACGATCTGCTGGGCATCCAGGGCGGCCTGCCGACGGATTACTACCACCTGACGCTGGCCCAGCACACGGACCTGACGGACGGTGGCATTGCGACCGTGCACGTGCATACGCTGGACCAGTCGTACGACGCCAACGGCGCAGGCCTGGGGCGGACGGTGACGGTGGATGCGGGGGACCTGACGCTCAACCTGACGGGGGCCTACTCGCTGTACGTCGACATGACGGCGGCCACGGGATCGGCGGACGGCCTGCTGTTGGAGAACGGCGCGGACTACGTGCGGTTTCGGCGCGTGAACGTGGACAAGATCAGCCAGGTGGCGGTGATGGAGGACGTGTCGGTGACGGCTGCCTCGACAATGGAGTACCTGCTGACGACCAACGATGCGGCGGCGCATCTGCTGAACATCTCGGCGACCAACGCAGGCGCGGGGCTGGCCCAGGTGGCGATCCAGGGCAAGAACGCGGTGACGCTGGACTCCACGGCGGGCAACCTCTCGCTGGACGGGGTGACGTCCTCCAACTTCACGGTGACCGGCAACAGCGCGGGGAACCAGACGCTGACGGTGGCGTGTACGAACGCGGGGGCGGGAAACGGTCTACTGAACATCACCGCCGACGAT